TCAACAATAGTTGAGCTGGTCTGTCTAAACAATTTTGCTTGGTGACTAGCATTTTGAAGTACATATGGTGGAGTTTGTTCAGTCATCGGTTACTTTCGTTAAATCCATGAATGGTACCAATTAAAAGTCATTTCGACTGCCGTAGAGGAACTTGCTGTAAATGTCAAACTGTTCAATCCTGGGTCTAGAGTCCACCATGTAGAATCATTTGTAAGTTTATTATATATCGAGGTAGTCCCTGATTGCAAGATTGAGCGTTCGTAAAAATTGATGTCAACGTAATCACCCGAACCGATTACAGCACCGGCTAATTGAATCCACTGACCTTTAGTGTTATTAGCAATACCGGGATCAACCAGAGGACCCGCAAATCTCAAATTAGGATAAGCTGGGAAATTGCCTTCATTATCGACTAAGGTCGACAACGATGAAGCAGTACCAAAACCTAAGCTAAACGTTTCATTAAAAGTAGTGCCGCCCCCAAAAGCTGTTAATTCAATTAGACTTGTGCTTTGCGTTGCGCAGCGAATAACTGGATTTGGACATTCAAATTGAATATAACAAGGAATTCGTCCGGAGGATTGAGAAGCGGTAATCATCTTAGTAATTCTTCGACAATATGCAGTTAAAAATCTGTCATCATCCGTAGTGGAGGCAACTCCATAACCAACAGGAAAACGAAATGTTAATGTTCCAGGAGTATCGTGTACTTGGCAAGCTTTACTTAGACTAGTAACTCTCGCGTCTAAAGTACCATCGCCGGGGTCTCCCTGTACCACAACTTGGAGGTTAACAGTTCTACCGGGAAGAAGTTCTTTGCGCGATGTAAGAGCTCCATGTGTGTCTAACCTAGGAACATCATTAGCCCTTACAGAGGGCATTCCTAAGCCTCTAATGTCTACGACATCGTAATCAGTGCCAGCGCCCATTAAAATAGAAGTGCCTTCTGCATTGGTATAAAAGAATTGAAAATCTTGGCTAATAGCCATTTGCAAACACTTCCTCGCCTACAGCCAATGCTACTCGTTTAGCAAATGTAATTTCATCTTCGTCAGGATTGCCGTAAACATTCACTGTAATATTTCCTGTGCCTCCAAGTCCCGCTGCATCCATAACTGACATTGCATCTTCAGGATTATTTAAAGGTATTATAGCCTCAGCACCCGCTTCACCTAGACCATACAATCCAGGACTAGTTACAATTCCCCCATGTTGAAACCATCCTACACTTTCAAACGCATCTTCACCAATTCGATAATCAATAATGTTTTGGCTAATTATTCCTGCCATTGCGGCTGGATCAACAGCGTCTTGAATTGAACTAACCCAACCCGCAACCTCATTACGAGTAAGTGCGCCCTCATTTAGAGGAGTACCAAGTGATTCTGCTAAATTGATTGCTTGCGTAAGTTGCGCCATTGCTGCAGTGTTGCCACCCAAGCCTTCTACCATCTGACTCAGGCCTTGAGTACCACCACCAGCGGCAATATCTTCATAGGGAAAATCAGGTATAACAACTTCGAGCTGCGGACCTCCACTGCCTATCATACTTATTCCGCCACTACTATCTGAAGCATTACTCAGGACGTTGAAATCGGGGAGGAGATTGCGCAAGTCCAAATCAGGAAGTAAATCGTAAAAATTAAGTCCATTAGCCCACGCTTCGATGTCAGCCCAAATCTCTTTCATACCGTCCCATAGGCCGGTCAGAAGATCCTTACCTGGCTGATAAAGCCATGAACCGGCACCTCTAAACCATAGTATCGCCCAGGCTCTTACATGGCCTGCGATTTCAAGAATTTCGATTTTTGCTTGCTCCCAATCCCGTACAAATATTGCTAGTGCAAGATTTATAGATGAAAGTACTACATCAGCAGCTATAGCGAGGCTTTCCCACGCGGCGTCCCAGGCACTTTCAATATAGTTTGTAAATACACGCCATTCATTCACAAGCCATGACCAAAGGGCAACACCCCAATTTTTGAATTCATTCCAACCGTTGATTGCTATCGTCTTAAGACTACTCCAAACAAGATTCCACGTCCATGCTATTCCATCGCAAATAAATTGCCAACCAGTATTTACCCAATCCCAAATCGTGTCAGCCCCAACAAGGAATGCATCCCACATAGTGCCGGTAGCTATTTTCATTCCATCCCAGACAGCAAACCAAGCTATCTTAATGCCTTCCCAGGCATTCTTCATGAACTCCCAGGAAGCAGATCCGACCCACTTCATGCCCTCCCATGTCTCATTCCAAGCTATTTTCATTCCATCCCAGACAGCAGACCAGGCTATCTTAATGCCTTCCCAAGCGGCTTTAAGTCCCGTTAGAATTCTTCCCGGCAACTTGACTATGAAATCTAATGTCTCATTCCAAGCAATTTTCAAAGCATTCCAAGTAGCAAACCAGGCTATCTTAATGCCGCTCCAGGCACCCTGCAATAACCACCAACTAGTAGACCCGACCCACTTAATTGCATCCCAGATAGCAAACCAAGCTATCTTAAGTGCCTCCCAGGTAGCAAACCAACCTATCTTAATACCTTTCCAGGCGCCCTTCATTAACATCCAGCTAGTAGATCCGACCCACTTCAATGCTGGCCAAACACCTTCGCGCCAGGCCCACTTCAGTGCATCCCAGGTAGCAAACCAACCTATCTTAATGCCTTTCCAGGCACCCTTCATTAACATCCAGCCAGTAGACCCGACCCATTTCATAGCGGGCCAGAACCAATTCCACCACGTCCACTTTATCATATCCCATATAGTAAACCAGGCTGTCTTAATACCCTCCCAGGCACTTCTGGTATCCTCGGCGTCCTCGAGAACCTTATCCCCGAAGGTTGGTTCGCCACTCCAAAAGTCTGCCCATGAAGATCCTGCATCTGTAAGTGCGTCTTTTACGAGATTCCATGCCACGATCAATTCATCAAGAATATCTTGCCATGCGTCACCGATGGAGTTGTGGATCTCTACAAAAGCTTTATCCCATTCGTCGATCAGCCCTACGAGAAATATATCCTTGAAGTATGCGAGTATGTTATCGTTCCAGATTTCCTTAAGATATTCGTATATAGCATCCCAAATCTCTACTGCCAGTTCTTTTACCCAGTTTAAAGCTACTTCTATAGCAACATTTATGTCATTCCAAATAGTCTCAAGGGAATGCATAATGTCTAGCCAGATCTCGGTCGTCTTTTCTTGGACAAAATTCCACACGGGAACCCAAACGTCATTTACTAGTACATCACCAAACTTTGTACCTTGCTTAGCTATCCAATCCCAGTAGCCAATCAGTTTCTTCTTAATTCCTTCCCAAACTGCATCTATTTCGGACATGGCCCCAAACCAATCCGTCTTAAAAGCACGCCCTACTGCATATACAGCCTCTACTACACCGTCCCAAAGCTTATCTGCAAACGCAGCAGACCAAAACCAGGCAATTTTAAGTGCTGCTACAACTTCATCCCACCAATAAACAAGAGATACTACGGCAGCAACAACAGCAAGAACAAGAAGAACCGTTGCCCATATTGGGAGGCCAAGGAAAGCAGCTAAACCTGCAGCAGCCGCACCGAGAATCGTAACAAAGCGAATTAACAAACCAAGTACAATACGTATTGCCGATCCAAATATCATTAAGAAAATATTTGAGGCAATCCTGACGAATCCGCCAAGAATCTTTGGAAGACTCTTAAAAATCCCCCAAAGACTCTTAAAAGAATTCCCGATCCACAGGAACATAAGTCCAATTCTTGTCGTGAAAGTCCCCATGTAGCGCCAGGCATTTCTTAACTTCGTCATGGCGCCCTTCCAGGGCTTCAAGGCAGCATAGAACAATAACAGTGCGCCGCTGCCGAACATCACTGCACCACCAAATAAAAGAATCGCAGATGTAAGAGCAGCAAAAGCGACTATTATAGTTTTTATAAACCCAGGCAGTCTATCCCACAGGTCCAGCAAATTCTCGGTTCGAGCAATAAGCCATTCAAAAGTAGGAATTAAACGTTCGCCGATTTCTTGTTTGAGAAGATCGAGATGGATTCGCAATTCTTGGGAGCGCATAATTGGCTCGTTATACATAATGTCATAGGCGTATTCCATTGCGTCAGCATTGTCAATGAAATCGCCTACCATTTCATTATATTCGTGCTGGTTCTTAAGCGTAATATCAAAGAACCTACGAGCTTGAATGCGTCCTGAACCGAAAATCTTTTTGAACATATCGCGGAAGTCAGGACCGACAAGATCCTTAAATGGACCCTCAGCCAAATCAGTTACGATTTCATTTATTTGGCGGAAACTGCCGTCAGCTTCTCTAACTACAATACCCATCTTTTCTAGATTTTCGACAGCTCTAGGTTGTGCCATCAACTCCATAGCTCGTGCAGCAGACGTTGCTGCACGAGAAGCCGACAATCCACGACGAGTCAGGAACGCTATTGAACCACCAAGTGTTTCAATAGTCTGGTCAGCTGCTCTAAAGGACGGTAATGCTAAACCAATAGTACGAGCAAAATCATCGTATGTACCAGCACCTTTACGTACCAACTGGAATTGCCAATCGAGTACGGCTCCCAAATCAGCAGTTTGCAATTCGTAGGCGTTCATAACTGATATAGCAGAACGCGCAGAAGTTCTTACTGAGGTATTACCAGCCAATGCGGCCTTCGCAAAGCCTGTAAGAACTTCCTCTGAATCGGCCATTGAAATATCAATAGTCGAAAAGATGTCATACAGACCTTCGGACATTTGTTCCAAAGGCAAAGGAACTTCTCTAGCAACATTTTTAGCGATGCCTCGAAGTTGCTCTAGAGACGTCCCAACTTCATCTACCTGAGTAAAGGCATAAGCAGTCTGTTGACCAAATTTCATAGCCTCATTCGTGAAAGAAGATAAAACGCCTGCACCAGTAGCACCGGCAGCAATCATACCCGTGCCCATTGACATTAAGCCACGGCCAACGCCCATCATTCTCTGACGGAGGGCCTCGGCTGAATCTGACATAGTGCCAAGGGCACGAGAGATATTTTGCGCCCCACGAGAAGCTTCATCGCGGACGCGAATCGTCATATAAAAGGCACGGTAACCCGATAATGCAGATGCCATGTTACCCTTAATCTACCTCATGGACGATTTTGACTGACTTTTCTTTTGCTCCAATTCTTGTCTTTCATTTTGTGCTTTCGCTAAAACTGAAAGTAACTCCACTACAGCGGGATTTTGGTCTAGTAAGCCTCCAGCTATTGGCAACACTCCTATATCTTTAGACATAATTACTATGTTCAAGATTGCAGTGCTATCAAGCGAAACAGGCCTATCTAAAATTATTGCTGCACGGAGCTCTCCGCTAAAAAATCAACCTCCTCCTGGAAATCGTTCATTTCGGATATGTAATGCGCAATTTCACTTCCGACTCGAGGATCAAGTTTATCGACCGTCTTAGAATCTTTGAACGACAATTCTTTGCCGTCAGCGTCTTCCAAGTTATGTTCGATAATACAGGTAGCAAATTCAAATTCTGTCACCTTACGCTGAAAGAATTCAAATTCGCCACCTGACATTCCACCTCGGCCCTGACCTTCAAACGTCATTTTAGCAGCCATTTGCTGCTTCTTAATCTGTTCTCCGTAAGACAGCTGTCGTAGTAATACAAAACCTCCTTCACAGGTCTTGAGTTCATATTTCTGCTGACTGATATCAGGATTAACTGTTGCAATTGGCATAATAGCCTCCTTGGTTGGTTAGGAGAATATGGATTAGGTAATGTTTTCGGCTGTTTTAACTGTTGCTCGATACGCCCCTGTGACAGAAGAATCATAACTGCCAGTGTAGTTAATGCTGGCTGTTATAATATCACTTTGACCGCCAAGACTAACGTCGTAACTTTCCATTGATGCTACAGGCATTTCCAGCTTGAGATAACGAGTAGTCGTCGTGTGTGAACAGATGAGCGTCAAACTCGTTGCTGTAGCAGCCTCAAAGGCATCCAAATCAGTTCGTGAATCAAAATCTCGATCCATCGAACATGACACGGTACGCTCACCCATCGTAATACTTGCAGGGTTCGTAGAACCATCAAGACGATGATTTATTGAGCTACCTTCTGCGACAGACCAATTAAAGTTGTCCATATCTACAACTGCGGATGAATCCGGAATCTCGACGCTAAACGTACCAGTATAAAATGGTGTTTCGTTCGAGAACGACGATGATTCATCGGACTGCGTTGCCTCAGCCAAAGCTGAAACTGATGCTGTACAAATCAAAATACCGTCCGTAATTGTAAACGCCATTCCCGTTATCGATACACCTGAGTAACCAAATCGAACTCCATTCCGTTCGACATAGATAGACAGGCTACTAGAACTCAATGCTCCGTGTGTAGGAGTATAAATGTACTGGTATGGATCGCCTGAACCCGTCTTGGCCTCTGATGTACGCATTGCCCTAAAGAAATAAGGCAGCACATCCGGATAGGCTTCAAACTCAATATCCCCTTCGTATGTCAAATTGCCTACTTGGGGCGTTAAAGGATCCGCTATACCGCGAATAACCCTTCGATAATTCATTTCTTGCGTTGCGGTGATCGATTCAGATCGTATCGGAACCCACTTAGTTGCAGCAACATATGTGCCCCTAGTAGTTTCGAGAGCCAAACCGAGTTCACCGGTAGCGCCAATTCCGATAGCCATTATTCAGTGACCTCCGTTGACTCCGATGAATCTTTCTTATTGCCAGCCTTAGCTGATTTTGATTTTGTGCTTAGGGGTTTGCCATAAACCCCCGTGTTTGAGAAAGTATAACCTCGAGCCTTCGCAGCCTCAACTACCTCCTCTAATACTTCATGTTCTTCTCCATTTGTGAAATCTCCTAGGCCGGGAATTTCTACCACCGCCCCTGGAGACAAATTAGGATAGTTTACTGTCAGTTTCATATCGCCTCCTAAGCCGACGGTAATTGTACTTGACTAATCGCGTAAAAAGTTATTCTAGCCGCAGCAAGCAGATTGTTACCTCTAAGGGCAGTACCAACTTCCATTGACGTACAATAACTAAATATGACAATATCTCCACATGTTTGATATGTATCTAGTTTATCTCGAGTAGCTTCTGCTTTCAATAGGGCATTTTTTAAGTTAGTTTGTCTGTTTTCCATTTGTGCAACATAAACTGTAATAATAAATTCCATTTGTGCCTGGACAAATCGTCGAGCTTCAATTAACTCCCTAGCTAATATTCCCGGTTCAACGCTAGCACAAGGCACCGACGGTATGATATCCTGATCACCAAAAAATACGTTCGTAAAACCCAAAGAAGCTTCACCGTCAAGCTGATCAACCAAATATTGGGTAACAGTCGAAACATTATCTGTTAAAGCCATTAGAGGCGAGCCTTTGGAATATTCCTCTCAAGCTTTTTAGAAAGCCACTTACGAAATACTTCTTCTATATCAGTCATATCTTGTTCCTGTACAACAGCAAACGGGCGAGGTGGAATGGGTTGGGTACCAGCAAACTCACCACCACCCATAAACCCAACAAAGCCTCCCTGGTGGATTCTCGCATACCAAGCCTTCTGAGGAAACTTACCGTACACTGCTTCCCCTTTAACGGGATCTACACTCCAACGAGCCTTTGCTAAAGCGGCATTACGCAACTTTCTAGTGCGCATCAAAATAGGAGCCTCTTGTGGCCATCCTTGTTTAGCGCGCATTATCATTGTACGTACCCTAAGGGGTTTCCAAGGTGTAGGTCGACCACCTTGATCGAAATTTTTTGCGAGCGAAGGAATCATAACGTCATTTATTGCATCCCACAGGGGGCGGCCAATCCACCTTGATGACGTCGCTTCTTTTAATCCCTTTTGAATTAAGAAAATTGAGGGCGAAAAATCTACTTCAGCGGTCATATTCATTTTCATGCCAGCCGTTGAGCCAGCACCAAAAGCTCCAAAACCCTCGAATTCGCGGGCGCCTTTGAAACTATATGCTTTGGGGAACTTAAAAACCTTTCCAACGGTGGCTGATGCCATAAATTGCCCGAGTTTCACCCAATACGAAGATATGCCGGTTGGTGCAGGGCCACTATAACTACCAGGGGACTGACCTCCTACCCAGCCGCTTGAAGCATATGCTTTGGAGGAATATAATGAAGATACCTCAGAAGACATCAGAAAACCTGATTCATTCTAAAAACCATTGGAGTAGCATTCTTACTGGAGGGATCAGTGTCGTATAAAGTAGTCGATGAATCAGTAGGATAAAACTGTGGTTGATCAGGATTTGTATATCCTGTCAAGTCCCTAAGTTCGTAGGTACCATCAAGAATGCCTTCGAGCATTACTTCGGCATCTGCAGACAGCTTTATACCGTACGTATCTGTAATTCCGGTAATATCTTCTGAGTAAGCTCGAGAATAAATAGCACCAGCATAAGCCAATGCACATGTTTGTTGTACTAACTCCGGAGTATTACTAGTAGTAGTCCAAACACTGGTATCGAAACGCTTTTCGAGCGAACCGAGTACCTTAGAGGTTACAACCCCCTCTAGTTCGCCCTCAAGTGCCGCAATTTGAGCCTTTGTAGGGTCTAGCCAGGCATTTACCTGACCCAGCGTGAAGATAGCCATACTAGCTCTTCTTCTTTACTGGAGCCTTTGCCTTTGGCTTGTTTGCTACTGTTTTTGTCTTAACGATCTTTACTGCTCCCATGTTGGCCAGGCGGCCCAGGGTATCCTCATCGACACCCTGGACCTCCTCACCAGGTTCAAACATAACGCCGTTATGCTTGACACAGTGAACAGCAATAGCCTTGTCGGCCATCACAGTCTCCTTATTTACGCGATTGCGTCCTTGATCAGGTAACCCGCAATGGTGGCGCTGCTGCTATTAAGCGCAATAAGCTTGTGATCATAGCGACGCGAAACTCGGATAATATCCGACTTGCGAGGCTCTTCACGCCAACGCTCAACAACTTGGGCACCAGCACCAGGATAACCCCAAACGAATTCATATCCGAATGCGGGTATCTTCACACCTGCCCGCGAAGGAACGTACGCCAAAATAACGTCGTTACCCCACAGATAGGACAAAGATGTCGTCTGTCCTGGGTTAGCGGAGTTATAGCCTGAACCTGGAACAACAACACGCTCGATGCCAAAGACACCAGCGATCAAATCTGCACCAAGCACTCCGGGCATGGAATACTTAATCCGATCGATGATCGTCGTGTTATCCTCCAAATAGGACATAACCTTGTAAGGGATCACTGCCAGATTCGGTTCCTTAAACAACAAGGCCATAACTGCACGCTGCGCTGTGCGCACGTCAGAAATTGGGGCCGAGTTGGACAAGTCACTCCACTGATCAGTTCCGCTAAGTGTAACGGTTGATCCCGATGGATAATTTCCTGCGGTTGTGACCATAGTCTGAACCAGACGCTCACGAATCAGATGAATCTGATCAGTGACCAGCTCCACACCGTCGCGATCTGGTGCTAGCGGTGTATCAGCGTTCTGTCGCTCTTCGTCAGTCACTGCTATTTGCAGCGAATGCTCAGTAGCAAAGTACGTCTGAGTTGAAACCGCCAGACCAGGAACCTCGTTGGCCTCCGTACCCGGAGCCCTACTCGATCCACCAGTTGGTTCTGTCCATGCTTCATAACCGTATGTATAGTACAAATCGCTCTGTTTGTTAACCAACACAGTGGGGAACAGACTATCACTAATGAAAGCGTTATTCTGATACCCCAGGGAGATGTTAGTCAGAACCTTGTCGATATGTACATTTGCACCGGTTCCATAAACTGCCATTTGCTCTCACCTCCCTCGTTACGAGTTGTCTACTTCAACGAGTGGAGTCAGAAGAACGTCAAACTGGTCTCCGTCCGCTGCAGCAGCGGTAAGGGCAACGCCCAGAACCTTCTGCTTTACAGCTCCGGCAAGACCACTGACTTTTCCAGCTCCACTACTACGGACGAGTTCCCCAAGGTTGACCGCCTGGGATGCGACACAAGTGCTAACGCCCATAATTCGGACATCAACAATCTTGCCGCTAGTAGCGTTTGCAGTTGTACATGCTTCCTGGGTAACCCCAATACATACCTCATTTGCAGTATCGCTCTGGTCAACATAGCCCTCTGAAGAGCCTAGCTTGACAAGATAATACTGTGTGAGGGCCTCGCTGGCCTGAAAGCCTTTATCGAGGACATAGTTTGGTCCTACGCCCATTAGTTAACCTCCTGGAACGCTTCTCGTCGATATTCTTCGAACAGCTCCGGATTATCCCTCGAGATGTTAGTAACAGCGTCGACGTAATCCATGTTCGGATCCTCGCTGAGCTGTTTATCAACCATCTGTTGGAAAGTATCCGCTGCTGACTTATCAATACCACGAGTAGCAGACTCGGTCTCGCCTAGGGGCACCATACCAACTTTCGTCAGTTCATTAAAGAACTCCGAAAGTTCAGTAGAGCGGGTTTCAGACAGCAGCTTACGCGCCCGATCCCGAAGTGTACTTGGAATAGTGTAGGGACGGGTATTATCCCATTCCTGCATCTGCAAATTCACTTCACTAAGCTTGTTCGCAACTTCAAGAAGTGCGACGCGATCAACGAGTGCCTTGACTTCGGGATAAGTCTCAGTCAAAGCAACCATCTCAGTTGTCTCTTCAGAAGCGGTTACAAGCTCTGGAATCGAGTCAGGGCTGCTCTCTGGGACTTCAGTAGTAACTTCCTCAGTCTCATTCTGAACAACAAGTTGTTCAGCCGCACTAAGGATCGCTTCGTCTGAAGTTTCCCCGTCAAGACCAAGAATGTTCTTCATGGTGGTGACAAATGTGTCATCTGCCATAATTGGCTCTCCTTGATCGCCTATTAACTCGGATAAGTTCACAGGCAACAAATCCTTTAGGAAGGGCCTGTTGGTGAGAGCTCCACCAAAAAGAACATCCAGATGAATTTTGCCTGTCTTTGGGTGCTTCCATTTGTCCTGATATTCCGGACTAAAATATTTGTATTCTTTGTTTTTGATTGCTTCTGTAGCTGTGTTTGTCCACTCGACTTGTAAATATAAACCGTCAGATCGGGCCTGCGCGTCTTTAATCCAACCGGCGGCCTTACCTGACTGACTCTTATGATCGTAATCTACATCGAGTTGAGTATCACGGACCTCGTTCTTAACGTTAAGAGCCATATTCGAAATCTTGTCAGGCGTGAAGCTAATCTCGCCATACGAAGGGTGCTGATAGGTGCCAACAGGTACAGCCTGAATCCAAGACGTATCCGAACATTCAATACCGTTTAAATCAACCCAATAGCCTAATTTAATTGGATTTACGCCGTCTTCAGTCACATTATATCCTTACTGACATGCTATTTAAGAGTATACCGATCTACGCTGTGCACTTCAACACTACCCCCCCGAACTATCTCGACCTGCGGCACTACCCGGCATCAATCTCTGATTCGCCGCTTGACTTTGCCTGGGCGGCTGTGCCCTAGTTTGATCCTCGCTGTCTTTGCCGTTATCCTCAGGTAATTGAGGTGTCGCAACAAGGCGGGCAGTTGTTTTATCTTCTTTAGGAAGATCCATTTCATTTCGTGTCCATCCTTCCAATCGTTCATCGGGCGTGATAACACCCGCGCCGATAAAGTTTCTCATTGCAAAGGACAGTGTACGCCAATCTACGGTTTCACCAATTCTCCGGAATCTAAGTTCCGGGTACTCATCCACAGTGTAATTGAAGTCCACCAACTGTGGAATCGCATACTTATTAAATGTATCTCGAATAAATTCGGCTATATATCTGGTGGCTTTATTGAAGAGTTCTACATTTTGTTCGCCAAGCTCACTGGTGCCCGAAGAGAAGGCGATAAACTGTCCAAGAACATTTCGAGCAATCTCTCTGTCATGGTGTTCAATAGAATCCATCGCATTGACAGGGTTTCCCTGAAGATCGGCAAAAATGATCTCCCAATTAGGAGGAAGCACCACATGTGCCTTTTCATTAGTCCTTAGATTCTTACCGATCTCGTTGGCTAGCGTCTTGTCGTTGTCCGTGAAGTTTGCAGGCAACTTAATAATCGGAATACCAATCCCGTGACGCTCTTTTTGAATAGCATCGATCTTGTAAAGGTTATCTTTGAAGTACCAAGCTTTGTAAGCACTCCGCAAAATTGACATTCCCTCTAGATTTCCCGCCTCTTTATCGAAAGTGAAAATCAAAAGTTTGTCAATCGGAATTATAATTTCTCCCGAAGCATAATTAGCTGCGTTGGGATACATAGAAACGGCGTTAGGCCCACCATATTCATCTAGGAACCATTCTTGAACGTCCATCGGATGTCGAGGTGCAAGCTTCTTCCACACAATTTTATCATCCCGCACCGTCCATACCTTTTCGAACATGTAATATCCGAAATCAAGCATCAACAAGCACTCGTATAAAATCTGCGACCAACTAATTGTCATCCATTTTGTAAGGTTGTCCCAAACAAAATCTGCAATCTCTCGATCAATATTATCTTCCGAAGCAGGTTCTACATACCAATGCCCCGCAAGAATAGGGGTCTTAATTAAGCGTAGCGTAGCCCTTACCTGAGCATCCCCACGACGCATCTTGTCATATACACGCAAACCGTTCAAGCCGCGTAGATCAGAATTATATTCCTCACGCGCAAAACTAGTCAGCAGTGACTGACCCGTATTACCTAGCTCACGAAAATCATTGTTACTAGTATACGCACGAGGCACAGGAGAAGAGGCAAAAATCATTGCATCGCCGTCTTCTGTCATTTCTACGAATTCAGCTTCCTTTTCTAATTCCGGAAGCGTCAGATTTCTAATGCTATCCAAAAGTCCCATTAAAAGCTCTTTTCCGTCGTAAAGAAAGGCTGCGCGTTTGTTCGTACATCAGCTAAATTAACCGTCTCGTTCAAATGGTGTTTAGCTCCAAGCTCGAACACATGCATCAACCCATATCTTAGCGCATCTAACGCGTGATCATCAACCTTCATTGAAACATTATTAGGAGTAGTAGCTGATGTAGGCTGATCCGGACGCTTTCCTGCCCGATAATTGTTGAACTCACGAATAAGGTTAGTACAAGAATGATCAACAAACAACTTAGGGGCCTCTAGGGGTGTCCCAAACTCATCTGCTTTGCCTATTTCCCTCATTTGAAGGAACGTTTTAACTAATTCGACACCCTGACGCCAATTAGTCTTTGCTTCTGGCATTGCTACACAGGCAGCAAACTTCTGGCACACCACAGCCACAGCTTCGGGATCCGCTGCATCGCCAAAAGTACACTCGATTCGATAATCAGGAGGCTGTTCCCTGCCCTGCATTATCTCTAGGTGCTCCTCCAACGTCTTATATGCCACATAATGTTCGCGCCATATATAAATATTGTCCTGGGGATCCACCTGGAACTCAATAGCTGCCAGGGGATTTACAAAGCCCCAGTCAAAGGCAATGTAGTTTTTCCACTCAGGATTGTATTGAGTCTTGCGCACATGTATGGTTTCATCGAACTCAGGATAAATCTTGCCGACAAAGGACGTAAAGTCTGCCGCAATCTCCTGAAGGAACCACTCATATATAGTAGTCTTCTTCAGAAGCGCGATTTCTGGATCGTCTTCCCCTTCAGGATACACAGCAGGATTATCCCAGGACGGGAATCTCCACGACTCATACTCAGGAATATCTGGATTCTGTCCCAGCTGCCACATCTTATAAAGCCAATTCTGCCCCTCAGGTGTAGTCGGAAAATCAGCCCACCCACGGTTATCAGCCAACGCCGGCCTCAAATACCTCTCCCAAGTATCTACCCTGTGCTTCGCGGCCTCACTAACTATAACCCCATCCAAACGTTCACCAACCAGATTCTCCGGATGATCGGCTGATCGAACCTCAATACGCGTCTTCCAAGGAAATTCAATATACATATCGCCAGAACGCTTATTATAAGCCTTTCTGACCCTCTTATCCATACCTAACTGCTGAACCACAATCAAATCGTCCCAAATAACTCGAAACTCTTTCTCACCCAAATCATATGTAGGCCCAACAATCCAAAAACGCTTATCAGGCAGGAATAACTCCGGCTGAACATCCTTTCCAGCCATCGTTGACTTACCAAAACGCCTACCACAAACGGCAACCCGAAAACGCGCAGCCGAATTATGGTAAATCCACTGTAGGGGGTGAGGCGTATACCGGATCTTCGCAAAGTACTCGGCTTTATTAACGGTTCTCACAGGTTAAACCCATCTTAGCGACCCGCCGGGTGGTTGGCGAGGAAGTTCGCATATGCCTCTGGGCTGTTCAGCACGATGATCGTTCCGGTTGAGGCATCCGGCCCTCTACCCAACGTCATGCTGATCGTTCCAAGAAGCGTGCCCACGGCAACCAGTAACCCGGTGACAGCTATTATCAGTTTGGTCAGGTTGTTCATCCTTTGTCCCCAGCCTAATAAAAGGGGGCAGATCTATCCGCCGAAAGGTAGAAAGGAGCAAAGCACCCTTCAGGCCAACCATAATAGATCTACCCCCAAACCTGGGTGGGGCGACCTGCACTCGGCGGCCGGCTCTACCT